AAAAGCCTTTATATCAACGTTTTAGCGTTGTATGAAAGCTTCAATACTGTATAAATTGGGCATACTGGGATCGAACCAGTAAATTACGGATTCAGAGTCCGAGGCCTTACCATTTGGCGAATGCCCACTAAATTACCTCTATAATATTACCGTCTTTCTAGCAAACTGTCAATAAGTCTTCCCCCTATTTTGCCTATTTCCATCTAAAAGTTATAGAAATCTGACAACTACCGGGGTTTTTGCTACAATGGAGGTAGTTTTGTGAGGTGAAAATATGGCTACAAATTCTGATTCAATCTATAATGTTTTATCACAAGTTTACAACCATCCTGATCGTGCCGGTATAAGTACGTTGGGATATACAAACGTCGTGCAATTGAATATTAGTGATGATATGCAGGTTGCTAATCCGGAAATTTATTTTCCTGACGAAACGTTGCTTGTTGATCGGCTTTCTGATGCCTTTGTAGATAAATATCGCACACTGCTCGATTATTTTAATACCTATACTGGTAAACCAAAGAAAACTTATCGGGAAGTTTGGGTAACAACTGCTCACGTTTTAAAACAAAAAGCTTATATGCTCGAGTTAACCTATGAATAAGAAAGAAATTAAGGCAGCTCTGGCTGATACTAAAGAAAAATTGGTAATTTGGGCAGTGATTGCCATCCTTGGTTTAATTAGCGAAAGTTTATTGCCTTACGCATTTGTCCCTTACATTATCATTGCAATATTTGTTTATTGGGTCTACCTATTTATCAGTTTAATTTATCTAACTTTTTTAGCACGAAAAAAGGCTAATTAAGAGC